GACGCATTGAAACACTCAACCTGATGATGAACGAACTAAAGAACCAAGTTGAAGAACTACTGGTTGAGAACGATGAACTACGGGAGGTCATCCGTGACCGATAGATTCATTGACGTATTCAGCGGTATAGCGCTCACCACAATCATCATCGTCGCAGCACTCACCATCGCAGGATGGAAAGCAGTCAACGACAAACGTGAAGCCTGCACCAAATTCGCTGAAATCACCGAACAACAAACCACCTTCATCACCTACGGCCTAACCGAATCACTCTGCTTCACAAACATCAACGGCAAATGGACAGACATCAACCCACAAAAGGTAAACCCATGAACCCAACAGAAAACTTCCCAGACGCACCATCCACAATCACCATCCTCGCCAACCGTGACATGATGGCAAACTGGGTAGGACACATCCAATCCCACGACATCACCTCAGCCGCCCTAGCCGGAGGCATCTACCTCCTCGTCAGCCTCGAAGAAGACGGTACGCTCAGGGTTGCTACCAAGCCTGGTAGCGCATGGGACTCAACTTGGTCACCACCAATACAACTGGAGCGACGATGAGCCGTGACAACGAACTTGCCTTAGACCTGTTCATGCTCGGTTATGAACGCAACGAGCTGGTACACATGTTGAATGAGGCCACCAGCCTTATCGAGTCTTTGCGCAACGAACTGGACTCAATCAAATCAGAGTTACACACCACACAACAAGAACTATGGGGCAAACAATGAACAACCTGCTTGTCGTAGCCATCATCCTTTTCGGAACCTATGTTTGGCTCACCCGATGATTTACCGTGTCCAATGCAACAAATGTGGTGCGATGGTCAACCATGACACCAAAACCCTCGAAGGCTGTTTGTGCGATCCTGACTCTCCGTGTTGGATAGCAATCCAACCAGACGGACGAATGCTGAAGATGTCCCATGCCGATTACACCATCTTTGAGCAAGCATGACCCAAGCCCGTATCTGCAACTGCACCATCAAACGTGCGCTACCTTCCAAACCGTTATGCGGAGACAAGCCAGACGACTTTGACGAATGACTACGAAGACCCAATCGCAGAATTCATAGAAGCATCAGCCCAAGGACTCTGCACCGGATACGTTGTCATTGCCAACATTGAACGCATCAACGGCGACCAATCATTCTGGGTCACCACCCTACGCAACCAAACCGCCTCAACCAGCCTCGGCCTACTCGAATCAGCCAGCGCAGCCGAAAAGTATCGGATTGCACGGTCATTCAACCATCGCGAAGACGAAGACGAATAACACCTACACTCACAACACCTAATCCTTGGAGGGATAATGAAAACAAAAACACGCACCAACAAGGGATACAACTATCCCGCCTCAAACCTGCTCAAACAATTCCCAGACGACGCTTGGGCATCAACCATCGGTGAACGACTCGGTGTTGGTAGAGCTGCAATCCAAACATGGCGTGAAGGCAACACCTACCTAGACCAATGGCGAGCAGACAAATACGCTTGCCTACTCGGTAAACACCCATCAGAGATTTGGTCTAACTGGTTCGATGAAGTGGAGTTGGCATCGTGACAATGACTAAGTATTGCTTACATTGTAAAACTGTCTATGAACTATCTGCTTTTGTTAGAGACAAAAAAAGTAAAGATGGATTGCGTTCACAATGCAAATCTTGTCAGGCAGTTAAATATAAGCCAAGAATTGAACATGGAAGGAAACGTGCAATTCAAGTCAAGCTTGACTACGGCAAATGTGATTGTCATGGGATTGTCGTAACTCTTGATAACTTTGGTCAATTTGAATGGGATCACATTGAACCAAAGTTGAAACGCTTTGAAATAGGGTCAGGCGTTCATTATTCAGATAAATTGTTTTATCAAGAATTGGCAAAATGTCGTTTGGTTTGCCGTTCATATCATGTTGTTCATACACGTCAGCAACGTATTGAAGGCTTAATCGGAACCAATCATTCAACAATCAATTCGCTCGTCATTCAAAAGCCAGCGCACCAAGAATCTTTATTTGAGGGGATGTAGAAATGTCAATGCGTGAAGAGGCAATCAAACTCGCTGAGCTAGGAATCAGGGTGATACCTATCAAGCCTGGTGAGAAGTATCCACCGATGAACGCTTGGCAAGACAAAGCCAGCAACGACATCCATGTTGTGAACGACTGGTGGACTAGCCAATACTCAGGATACGGAATTGGTATCGCCACAGGGCAAACCAAACACGGACGCATCTTCGTACTCGACGTGGATGACCGTGAAGAATACAAAGGCTCAGACACACTCCACGACCTGCAAGAAAAGTATGGTCAACTACCCGAAACCGTTACAGCCATCACAGGTAGCGGTGGACAACACCTGTATTTCTACTGTGACGAAGACATACGCAACGACGCAGGCTCACGCCTCGGAGTCGGACTCGACATCAGAGGTACCGGAGGCCAAGTCCTCGCAGCCCCAACCATCCACCCGAACGGACGTGCCTACCAATGGGAAGACGGGTTCAGCCCACACGAACGCAAACCAGCCAAAGCACCAGACTGGCTCGTCAAACTCTTAACCAAACAACCAGAGATGGTCAAACCTAAAGGCCAACCCGACTCATTCCTCACAGACCCCAACACACCATCAGCGCGCTACAACGCCAAGACCACATGGGAACAGCTACTCATCCCCGACGGCTGGACACTCGCTAAGACTGACCGTCATGGTGAACAGCATTGGGTGCGCCCAGGCAAAGACCCTAGGGACGGCACCAGCGCAACCATCGGACACAACGGCAACGACGCACTCATCGTCTTCACCAGCTCTATCCCTTGGCTACCCGAAGGGGGCTACAACCGTTTCGGATACTTCGCAGCATCAAAGCATGGCGGAGACTGGAAACAAGCCTCACAAGCGTTCCTAGCAACCTCTGAAGGCAAAGCCGAACCAACCACCCCAATCCCCACACCCGACGAAATGCTCTCGATGCTCGTGGACTGGAAAACCTTCTGGTCATTAGAACACGCAACAGAAGAATGGTTAGCCAAACCACTCATCGCCAAAGGCCGACAGACCGCGCTGTATGCCTCAGCCAAGACAGGGAAGTCCTGGCTCACACTCAACGTCGTTGCAGCACTCGCCTCTGGCAAACCAATCCTCGGACAACCAGCCCAACCACCAGTCCATTGCCTGTATTTGGATTACGAAATGATTGAAGCCGACCTCTACGAACGCCTAGAACAATTCGGATACACAGAAGACGACGACCTATCCCACCTCCACTACGCACTCATCCCCAACCTCCCCTCACTCAACACCACCGAAGGTGCCTCAGCCATCATCAAACTCGTAGAACTCACCAAGGCTGAAGTCGTAGTGATAGACACAACAGGACGCGCCATCGATGGTGAAGAGAACTCTGCTGACTCATACCGTGAGTTCGCACGCACCACAGGCCTAGCCCTAAAACGTGCCAACGTTGCGTGTGTACGCACAGACCACGCCGGCAAAGACGGTGGCAAGAAACAAGGCCAACGCGGATCCTCAGCCAAGAACGATGACGTGGACATCGTCTACCGCCTCGACAAATCCGACGATGGCCTAACCCTGAAGCGCACCCACACACGCATCAGCTGGGTACCAGAAACCGTCAGCCTCATCGTTGAAGACTTTGATGATGTCATCACCATCCGACTCCGCTCGAAGGAGCAGCGAGGCTGGACAGTCAAAGAAATCGCAATAGCCCACCGACTAGACGAACTAGGATTCCCCATCGACATCGGAGTCAACGAAGTACAACGCCAACTCAAAGACCAAGGCATCTCACTAGGCCACAAATCCCAAATCTCACGAGCCATCCAATGTCGCAAACAACCCCGACCAGACCCACTCAACCAGTCGGAACCACCCCAAACGGAACCAGTCAGAACCACCAACCAAAACGGAACCACCTTTGGAACCACTTTGGAACCACCTTCTGAAGCCCAACAAGTACAAAGGAACCAGCGTGTGTACCTAAAAGGTACACGCGGTTCCGTACCCGAATCAGAAAACCTAGAAAACTGGAACCACCCCACCCCAGCCCACCCCAACCCTGACCATCAAGACAACCTCGAATCAGAACTCTGGTAACCCCTCATGCCCATCCAACGCCCCTGCCTAGTGTGCAGACAACTCACACAAAACATCCAACGCTGCAACACATGCCAACAGGCATGGCAAGCCAGCCGAAACAAGAAACGAACCCATTACCAAGGCGACTACGCCACACGCGCCAAACGTGTCAGAGACTCCACCATCCTCTGCTGGATATGTGGCAAACCCTCCAAGGCTGACGACCCTTGGCAAGCCGATCATGTCGTGCCAGGTGACGTGAACTCGGAATTGCGCGGGGCGCACCGCAGCTGCAATGCCTCACGCGGAAACCGTTCCAAGCCATGACCCCCCCACCGGCAGTCTGGGGGGTGGGGTCTAACCCAAAACGCTGGGAGGCAGGACTACCCATGCCGTGCGCAAGACGCGCCTCGGTTGTGAAGGGGGTACGGCTACCATTGGGGCATGGCTACACCGAGGACTGGAGTTGGGCGCGGCAAGAAGGCCGAGCCTGTCGAGCGCAAACGTGCGCGTGGTGCGGAGATTCGTGGGGGCTTGAAGGCTCAGCCGATGCCGGAGTCTGCGTTGGCTTTGGTGGATTTGGGTGCGATACCGGAACCGCCGAAAACTTTGGGCAAGGTTGGGGTTGCGTATTGGGGGATTTATTGGACGGCTGGAAGAAGGCATCTATCGGAACTTCACGACACACCACTCATGACCAGGTTGTGTTCAAACTTCGACACCATCGCAGAGTTGGAGTTGTGGTTGGGGTCGGATGTGGAGCGTCGCTGGTATACCAGTCCGAATGGTCAGATTGTGACTCATCCTGCGGTGAAGCAGATAGATCAGATGGATGCGCAGAATACGGCTTGGATGAGTTTGCTGGGTTTCACTCCTTCGGATCGCGCACGTCTTGGACTGGCAGAGATTCGGGTGGCAAATGAGCTTGACCAATTCAGACAGCGCAAAGCCAACGTGGTCGACACCGAGGTTGTATCCGAGGTCTGATGGTGGTTTGGTCACCGATTTTGCAAAAACTTTTTTGCACGTCTCGAAGGGTGTGCGCGCAGGTGACGCATTGGTGCTTACTGGTTGGCAGTCTGATTTATTGGATAATCTTTTTGAGCGTCGTGCTGATGGCTTGCTTCGTTATCGGAGAGCGTTAGTTGGGCTGGCGCGTAAGAACGGTAAATCGCTTCTTGGTTCTTTGATTGCCCTTTACAATTTGATTGAGGGTGAGCCAGGTGCCGAAGTGTATTCGGCAGCAGGTGACCGTCAGCAGGCACGGGTCGTGTTCAATGAGGCGAAGTGGCAGATCACTCAGTCTCCTGCTTTGTCTGGTGTGTGCAAGGTGTATCGGGATGTGATTGAGGTTCCGTCTACTGGTGCTATCTATCGAGTGTTGTCTAGCGATGCGAAACTTCAACAAGGTTTGAATCCGTCGTGTGTGGTGTTTGACGAGTTGCATGTTCAGCGCGACTCAGAGCTGTGGGATGCGTTGACGTTGGGTTCGGGTGCGCGTAAAGACCCGATGATTGTTGCCATCACTACAGCAGGGTTTGACTTGGACACGATTTGTGGACGGTTGTACAACTATGGCAAGCAGGTTATTTCGGGTGAGCGTCAGGATGAGCGGTTTGGTTTCTTTTGGTGGGAAGCACCAGAGGGTTGTACGGTTCATGACAGGGGCGCGTGGGCTTTGTCTAACCCAAACTTGGCTGAAGGTTTGCTTGACATGGAAGACATGGAAGTCAGCATGAATCAGACGGCTGAGATTCCGTTCAGGCGCTACAGGTTGAACCAATGGGTGCGTCAGGAGGATTCGCCTTGGCTTCCGGCTGGCGGTTGGGAACAATGCCAATCGGAACTACAGGTTGACCGTGACTTGCCGATGTTTG